TAGATTATATAGGTCAGGAGTTGAGAGAAATCCTAGAAAAGGCGGATTCATGATGGAAAAATCTGAGACTACAGACAATCTGGTCTCCCTGAGCGATGCTTACGTCAATATTGAGGAAAAGGTTCTTGATCCGGAAAAGATAGACGGGAACGCTCTGGATAGGATGCCCTCCCCTACCGGGTGGCGTCTTCTTATCCTTCCATATAGAGGGAAGGGAAAAACCGAGAGTGGGATCTTCCTTCCGGACGCTGTGGTAGACCGAGAGGCTTTGGCTACTGTCTGTGGTTTTGTGTTGCGGGCAGGTCCTTTGGCTTACGACGACAGATCTAAATTTCCAAGTGGAGCGTGGTGTAAAGAAAAAGACTGGGTTCTGTTTGGCCGGTATGCGGGTTCTCGTTTTAAGATAGATGGTGGCGAGGTTCGTATTCTTAACGACGATGAAATAATCGCTGTAATACAGGATCCTGAAGACATCCTGCACATTTAGGAGAAGACAATGGCTGAGAGGAACGAAGACCTTGTTGTGGATCTTCCTGGCGAAGGGGAAGAGATCACGGTAGAACTGGAAGAAGCGCCTTCCGAAGAACTTCAAGCGGATCAAGAAGATTCAGAAGAGCATGAGGTTTATAGCAAGAAGGTAAAGAAGCGGATCGACAAGCTTACGCATAAGGTTCGCGAAGCAGAACGCCAGCAGAAAGCGGCTATAGACTATGCACAAAACATCCAGGTTGAGAACGCGCAACTGAAAAATCGGGTTCAGAGTCTGGATAAAGGGTACGTCGAAGAGTACGGAGACCGGATTGCTACCCAGGCAGAGTCTATAGAAAAGGACTTAGAGACTGCAATCGCTACTAATGACACGTCCGCACAGGTCGAGTTAAACAAGAAGTTAGCGCGTCTCGCCATTGAGGAAGAGCGTGTTGCAGCGGCCAAGCAGCAGCAGGCTCAGTATCAACAACGGCAGCAACCGGCAGCGTCCCCTCAACCCGCTTCCGTGCCTAATCGTCCGGATCCCAAAGCCGAAGCTTGGGCGGAAAAAAACGAATGGTTTGGCAGTGACGAAGCCATGACTTTTGCGGCTTTTGGAATTCACAAAAAGATTGTGGAGGAAGAAGGCTTTGACACGGAGTCTCCAGAGTACTACTCTGAACTAGACCGGAGGATAAAGGAGGCTTTTCCACATAAGTTTAGTGGAGGCTCTGGTTCCTCTTCAGATACGCGAAGGCCCCAACAGGCTGTAGCATCTGCCACTCGTTCCAGTAGCACTGGACGCAAAACCCAAGTGAGGTTATCTCCTAGCGAAGTTGCAATCGCTAATAAGTTGGGAGTTCCTCTGAATGAGTACGCGAAACACAAAACGCTAGGAGCAGGATGATGTCCGACAAACAGTTAGATAAAACTCCTCGCGCATCTAAGACCCGTTCGGCTAAACCCAAACGGCAACCTTGGAAACCACCATCCTTATTGGATGCACCTCCTCCGCCAGAAGGCTACATTCACCGCTGGATTCGTGCAGAGGTTCGGGGTTTTGATGACCGCAAAAACTTGTCGGCCCGTATTCGGGAAGGCTGGGAACTTGTGCGGAAAGATGAATACCCGGATTTTGAAGCTCCAACGGTTGATAGTGGAAGCTATGAAGGCGTTTTTGGCGTTGGTGGATTGTTGTTGGCTCGTATTCCGGAAGAGATTGTGGAAGAACGCCGTCAGTACTTTGGACAGATGAATTCTGATGCCATGACAGCGGTTGACAATGATCTCATGAAGGAGAACCAACATCATTCGATGTCGCTCCAAAAACCGGAGCGTCAGTCGCGCGTTACATTTGGAGGACCTAAGAACACTTAGGTTTTGTTTAAACCGCTGCGAGGAGCAGATGAGATATGGCTAACATTAACGGAAGCTTTGGTCTCCGTCCGATAAGTAAGTTGGGCGGTGCCACTAATTCCACTGGTGTTACGGGATATACTCCTTACGAAATTGCCTCCGACAACAGTGATAAGATTTACCATGGGCAAGTGGTTATTCCTCTTGCTACTGGTTACATCGACCACACAGCTAATGCTGCTGGTGGCACTGTCAGTCATCTTGGCGTATTTCAAGGATGCGAGTATGTTTCTAGCGTCACTGGAAAAACCACCTTTAGTAACTATTGGCCCGGAACTGGTGCCGATAGTAACCATCCGGTGAAAGCATTTATCGTAGATGATCCCAATCAACTCTACGTTATTGCTACGGATGCTTCATGGACCAGCAAGGCAACTGCGAGAGCAAGTGTCTTTCTAAATGCAAGTCTTTCGACTGGTATCACCGGAACTGATGCTACGGGTCTTTCTTTGGGCCGACTGGCTATCAGTACTCTGGCAACGACCAACACTTTGACCCTTCGGGTTATGGGTTGGCTTGAAGATTCCATGAATCAAGACTTTGCCGCTGCTGGTATTGGCGCAGTTGTTCGGTTGAATAACCCCTTTAATGCACCCGTTGGGTCCATTGCTGCGGGTACTCCTTCAACCACTGGCGTATAGGAGGGTTGATTAATGGCTATTAGCAGAGCACAACTCGTAAAAGAGTTGGAACCCGGCCTAAACGCACTGTTTGGCTTGGAATACGATCAGTATGATCGTGAGCATGAGCAGATTTTCTCTATGGAAACCTCGGATCGTGCCTTTGAAGAAGAGGTCATGTTATCCGGCTTTGGAGCCGCACCGACGAAGTCGGAAGGTTCTGCGGTAACGTTTGATGACGCGCAGGAAGCATATACTGCCCGTTATACCATGGAGACGATTGCTCTGGCGTTCTCAATCACAGAGGAGGCTATTGAAGATAACTTGTATGACCGACTAGCAAGCCGGTATACGAGGGCTCTTGCCCGTAGCATGAGTCAAACGAAACAGGTTAAGGCCGCGTCGGTTCTTAACAATGCGTTTGATAGCACTGTGACGGGTGGTGACGGAGTTGAGCTTTGCTCGGCTGTTCACCCACTGGCTAGTGGAAACACTTTCCGTAACGAACTCTCAACCGCAGCCGACCTCAATGAGACTAGCCTTGAGCAATCTCTCATTGATATTGCAGGTTTCGTGGATGAGCGTGGATTGAAAGTTGCCGTTCGTGGTATGAAGATGATTGTTCCAAAGGAACTTCAATTCACCGCAGACCGGCTCCTTGAATCTACTTTACGCACGGGAACGGCAGACAACGATATCAATGCTATTCGTAGCATGGGTATGCTGCCGGAAGGTTACTTCGTGAACCACTTCCTCACGGACACCGACGCCTTCTTCATTATTACGGATGCCCCGAATGGACTCAAAGGGTTCAACCGGTCCGCTATTCGTACTTCTATGGAAGGTGACTTCGATACCGGAAACGTCCGGTACAAGGCCCGTGAGCGTTACGCTTTCGGGTTCTCGGATCCTCGCGGCATTTTTGGTTCGCCAGGAGCCTAACTTTGGGATGGAGAGGGGGGCAACCCCCTCTCGTCTCATCTGGGACTTATTTAGCCCTAGCGACTGGCCCAGCAGACGCTTACGAAGACTCTAGGGCAAAACCTTTCGTAAGGAGGAAGGCTAGATGGCTAATACAACTTTTAATGGTCCCGTTCGCTCTGAGAATGGCTTTGAGGTAATCAATGTCAACTCGACCACGGGTGCCGCAACGAACACTTTCGACATTGCCTCAACCGGTATCGTAACGAACAAGTACGTCAAGCATGTCGGCTTTGCTACTGGCGTTACTGTTAACACCACGGCGGGAGATAGCCCAGCTATTGGTGAGTTCACGCAACCAGCAAACACGGTTATCACCAACATTAAGATTTTCTGTGTCACGGCTCCTGTTATTGGAACCGGCGACATTGGATATGAGGTTGGAACTTCAAGTTCTGGAGCGCAGATTGTTGCGGCTCAAACCGATGAGATTCTTGATGGCGGCACCACGGTTGTTGTAGGCAACGTCACGGTCACGTCACTTGTTCTACAAACTCAAGACGCAACGACGGCTCCGGCCTCTGTTCAGTATGCCTCGGCAGAGCGTACCATCTACTGCAACATTACAAACACTGTAGATGCAACGACGGCGGGCTCCTTTACGTTTATTATTGAATACGTTCAGGTTGCGTAATTTAAGTGAGGGAAGGACTATGTTCCTTCCTCTGCTTATGTAGAAGGAGCCGGATATGGCAGATGCTGTAACAGCTACTACGATAATTGACGGACCAAAATCCGCTGTTATCTATTGCACAAATACAAGTGATGGAACCGGGGAATCTGCGGTTGTCAAAGTGGATGTGTCCGAATTGTCCGGATTGCAGGATGGCACCTCTTGCTCCAAGGTTCGTATCGAAAAGGTTGTCTTCTCTACGGTTGGAATGGGTGTGA